CCTTTTAAGCTTGCCATGAATTGGTTTTCAGTCATAGGTTTCTCCTTACTTGTTAAAAATTGTTTGATTTTGGCTTCATTTTTGGCCGAATATTTGCAAGATACTTTATTTACAATAACCATTCCGTTATTCATAACTGCATTATCCATAATCGCCGTATCTACTTCATCAATTAGGCCGTAGGACTTCGCCTCGTCAGCTGTGAGCCACGTTTCATCATCCATAAGTGTATTTACCTGTTCAGATGTCAAAACGTCACTACGGCTCAAATAAACGTTTGCAATTGTCTGTTTAACACTTGCTAAATAGTTTGCCATTTTAGTTAAGCCGTCCGCATCAAAGCTATCACCTAGATATACGGATGGATTGTGAATCATGTACAGAGCATTGCTTGGCATGATTACCTTATCAGCCGCACATGCAATGATTGTAGCTGCACTCGCGCATAAGCCATCAATGTGTGCTGTTACTTTTCCAGCATAGGCTTTGATCATATTGTGGATAGCTTGTGCCGCGAATACGTCACCACCTCCAGAGTTGATACGCATTGTTAAGTCATTGCCATTACAACTAGCCAAATCACTTGCAAATTCACGAGGTGTAATTTCATCACCCCACCAAGAGGTATCAGAAATATCACCATACAAGATCAATTCGGATTGACCGGAACCATCTTGATTTACAAAATTCTTAACAGACCAAAATTTATTCATCCTCCTCACCTCCTTTCGCTTCAGATTTAGAGCCAACGGAAGGATTAACCGCATCAGCTAGCCCCATGCCGTATTTCTCCATGAGTTGCCTTTCAAACGCAAGTTGGACAATGTTTTCTTCAAGGTCTGTCCCTGTCATTTCAGCCGCTTCACGTTCACGAGTGGAAACTCCATTCTCAACGCGAAGTGTACTACCCTTCATGTCCTTAACTGGGTCAAGGATGGACATAGTCGGCCCAAACCAATCAGCATTACACCATGCCTTTCGAATTAATGGATCATCAAAGAAACCGGGCGCCTCTATTCGTCCATTCGCTACTGCTTCCATTAGCCACACCTCGTAAATAGGCTGGCAGAAATCGCGAGCGAACCACTTGCGACGTAGTTTATATTCTTCCCAAGCCTGCAACATTGCCGCACGGCTTGCAGAATACGAGGAGTTGAAGTTCTTCATCAAGACTTCGTAAGGTTGGTTAAGTGCAGCACCTACTTGTTTGATGAGTTGTGTGCTAAACACTTCAAACGTAGATTGAGCGTTGGAGGCGTCCACACTCTTTACATCCACGCCTTTCGGTAAAGCGTTTAATGTACCAGGCCCTAAATTGTATTCTGATACATCAACTACTGGTTCCGTTGGATCATCAACACCGTTGTCCGCCAACATATCATTTAACGACCCTGAGTTAGTAACCGCTTCTGTAAAGAATAGTGCAAAGTACGATTTAATAATGGCAGAGGTAAGCTCTGCATTTGTGTAACGATACACTTGCTTTAGCGTTTCAATGACAGGAGCTAAATAAGGAACTCCTCTGTACTGCTCTGGTCTAGTATCATTACTAATCTGCAGTACATTGGGAATACTTGTGCGCTTCCCGTATGCCTCAACCCTTGCCCATCTTGTTAACATACTTGTAATTGGTTCACCTGGCACTTGATTAGACACCCAGTAGGCTACAATCGCACCATCAGTATCAATTTCCACGCCGTTCAGTATACGGTTTCCATTATCTGGGTTAAGCGCTTCAACACCTGTTGGGTCACCTGTAGCATATGTTGAACTAGTAAGCGGATTACTCACCCGATTCCCTTCAATCAACTGAAGACGCAACGTATACGGCATATCCGGTGTTGTCGTCTTCCGTCTAAACACTGCAAAACTATCACCATCTGTGAGATATCCTTGATATGCGATGCTTTGCATGTCATATAAATTGTTCTTGCGATAAATATCACAGTCTTTTGAATCTGCCCATAAGTCGAACTCTGCTCGGACCTTGCGTGCCCAAGCTCTTGCGTCCTCTGCACTAATTCCCAAGATTTGAAATTTAGGTTTAGGAAACACATTGAGACCTGCACCAACTGTATGAGTGGTACTCGTGTTGATTGCAGCCGTGCCGACTGGTGTATTGATAGCTAAATCTGCAGATCTATCACGCAAAGTCGATAAATTCGCACCAATATCAGCCTTATAACCCAGTTTTTTAGGGTTATACCCCTTCAATGATTTGTTATTATGAGAGGCACCACCCTCACTATATCCGCTATTTTTAGCCCTAGGAGTGCCTGTTTTAGCGCTAAATTTCTTGTTTTTTCTCGCCATTTTAGCCTCCTAATCTCTAAAAACTACCCGTTTTGACCTGTTTCCACGCCCATTATCAGTATCCATACCTGGTAATTTAGCGCCTCTTGCTACCAAATCATCAATCATTTTTCTTACTTCTGCTAAATTTGCCCTTGTAAGAGTCCGATTTCCGATAGTATAGCTTTGGCCAGTCAATATTGCTTCCTCAGCTTTGACGTACCACTCTAACCGTACGTCAATTAGCCTTGGCTTATTTGAATAACTAGTTGCCATACATCCTCCTAAATATCTGCTGCTTTACTAGCCCTGCGAATACGTTTCCGCATTTGTTTCTTTTTGGGAGTAGTCACTGTTGTAGTAGAATGTCCTCCACCTTTTACTACTTCCGCCAATCTATCCCAATCAGGATGGATTGAATTCATACACGCTAGGTTATATACACGTAAATCCAATGGTTCATTACGAACCCCTGCAGTAGGCTCCCATATTTCATGTATAACGCCCTTATGTTTTACTTTCTTCTTGTGTTCTGAGATAATTCCCTTGAAATATAGCTCGTCGTATCCTCTAGTGCCTAATAATTCTTCATCCAACGGGAAATGAAAGTACTTAGCACCAGGTTCTTCGATGGCCAATCTGTTCATTACCTGCTGTTTTCCATCATCAACACCCAGCATTACAAGTGGAATTTTGCTTCCAGAAGCTTTACCAATCTTATAATTTAAAGGTATGCCAGGTGTTCCAGCCGTACCTTTAATCGCGAATCGTTGCTTACTAAAGTTTTTCTCACAATATTCATACACTTTTGATGTGTAGTGACCGCCAGAATCGATGAAAGCACGTGCTACTTTAAGGCCTGTACCATTTTTAAAGTGATATATCTTATCAAGCACCGCATCAAGTGCATCCCATGTCGCATTATTATCAGGCTCTCCTAAGATTACGCCCTTACATATTCCCCAACACTCTTCACCATATCCCCAACCTGTAATTTCATACTCTAACCGATTATCTTGCGTATCGACGGCACCGGTTAGCAGTAATACACCATCTGGAAGATCTGCTCCATACTTCTCACGGCGTCTAATGAATTGTTGATAATCTTCGAAGGCACCTTGTTGTGCATATGATTCACCGAAGCGTGTATTCATAACTACCTTTTCACGAGTAGGGTCTCCTTTAGCCTCTAGCCATTCCCTCATGATGTCATTCCAAGTTAGCCATGGCGATGTAAATCCATTTACAAAAAAACTACGTATGCCATTATGCAACGCAGCAGGGTTTTTTGATATATACTTTTGAGAAACTTTTCGCATTTCATCTTCTGAGAATGTAGACCCGCAGTCAGGGCACCGCCATTTTACATCGCTGACTATTACAATCTTCCGACCTTTAGCGTCCTTATGTTCTTCGGTTTCACATTCCATCTCGGTATGTCGTATCAAATGGTATTCTCCACAATTAGGGCACTCATGTTGCCACTCTTCTTGAGTTCCTGTTTGATACTCTACATCGATTCGTGAGCTACCTTCATTAGTTGGCGTAGAGAATAACCCCATGACCCTGTTCCAGAACGTTGTCATACGTTTTGCAGCAAGGTCTACTGGGTCGCCTTCTGTACCGGCACTATCTGGAAAGCGGTCTACTTCGTCCGCAAGTAATACACGTACAGGGCGTGATGCCAACCCAGCCGGACTATTCGCACCACACATGATAAGACGTCCACCAGGAAAAAGTTTAGATAAAATTGTGTTCTTACCATCTCGTGTCTTAGCGCCGTCTTCTGATTTTGTTTCGTAAAATACTTGTGATAGTACTTTCGTATCACGAATCATCGGCGAGATACGAGACTTTGAATAATCTTGAGCCAATTCGATAGTAGGTTGAATCATCATGACCGCGCATGGATCAAGATGAGCGTATCGTCCTAGCACATTATTCATTATGTCCGACTTTCCCACCTGACTGGCACTCTTTACTACTACACGATTGATACCATGTTGCGTAAAGGCATCCATAATATCCTTTTGGTAGGGTGCTCTACTTGTTTTCCATCGCCCCGGTTCAGCAGAAAGGCCTTGTGATAGCATGCGATAATCGTCAGCCCACTGGCTAACACTGGTTTTTGGTAATGGTTTCAGCCCCATTTTAGACACATATTGCCATAATTCTTTTGCCGTTTTCATGCTATCACCTCCTTTTTTGTACTAAAAAAGCGCCTAATTTGGCGCTTTATCCTCGTCTAACTCATTGCTATCTATGAATAATGACGGCGTATATTCGCTTAATTCTGATAATTTGTCCTCAATCTCTTGAGTTAACAGATTATAGGCCTCCTCTTTTGTTACATTTTGTAACTGCGGCGCCAATTTTGTTGGCAATCCTAACAATTGTGTACGTAAATTTACAAGCATTTCTGTCATGACCTGTTCTACAGTGTCTGCCGAGTATACTTCGCCGTTCATTTTGGCTAGTTTCAACTCAGCAATCTTACGTTTAGCACGTTCATTCTTGGCCTTTTCGACCTCGAATATCGCATCATCGGAACTGCTTACCTCTTCAGCAGAAGATTGGCCCTTGTATTTGACATAATTGATAACGGATTTGATAACCAAAATCTGATTTTTTTCATCCGTTGCTAAAACCCCTTCTTGGAGTAGTTGCGAAACACGTTGACGCGAGAGTCCAAGTGCTTTTGCCAGGTTCGACTGCGAGGCCGTTGCTGTTTTCAAATCATCTGTAATTTTCACTTATCAATCAGCCTCCTTCCATTACCTGTATCACTAGCAAGGTCATAAAAAAATTAAAATCTAGGCAATTTTTGGGGTCTCGGCCACCGCATGCTTTTAATTTTTGCTAGAAGGACCCACAAAAAAAT